AGTCCGCGTAATGCTCCTCGCCGGGAGTCGGTCACCGTAACTAAACTTGGGAAGTACGGGCATGTAATTTGGGCGCACCAATTGGTGTGCGGTCACACCATCACACGGAAGCGGAAATCGCCTACCGGCGTACTTGGTTGTGTCAAGTGTATAGAGGCGTCTGGTTTTGAAGAACTCGCCCAGAGCCTCACCGTTCCTGTTGAATCCCCATTTGATGACGACCTCTCGCAAGCCGAAGCGGAGGCGCTTAAAGTGAAAGCCTTGTTGGCTGGGCGTTTCGGCGTTCCCCCGGAACAGGTGGATGTGGTCGTGCGAGCCAATCTCAACGGAATTATGGAGTTGGATTCGGCCACGATTTCCCTCACACGCAGGCAATTGATGAATTTCTCGTAGCCCGGGTTGCTCAATAATCCGATCCGCTGTGATCTTTGAAGTTTTTGAATGTTGGGTATCCACTTGTAGAACTTCTGTCCGAGGCCGCAAGCCGGTTCTAGGCGACAAGCGACGACGCAAGATCAAGCAGGCTATCGCCATGTATGGAGTCGATGACTGTAAAGATGCAATACGAGGGGTTACCCACTCCCCATGGCACATGGGTCACAACCCACAAGGCAAGAAGTACGATGATATCGAACTTATATTAAGGGATGAAAAACACATAGAAATGTTCTTAACTTATGCCGACTTGTTGGACGGCGATTTCAAAGTTATCGAACTGTACGCGAACACTGAAGAACCATTCTGATAAGTTATGGACAAGGACGCACTTGCTGGGGCAGTGAAACTGGTCTGCGTTAATTGGAATCTCCCTACTGTCGGTCCCCCCTTTCAAGATCGATGTAGACTCTGGTGGGATTTTTTAAATGACGTTGAAATCGATTTAGTGAATGAAGCCATTAAACAACTTATCTCGTTGGATCAAAGATTCCCTCCACGCGTAGGACAGGTTCGACGGTTAGTAATAGATATGAAATTGAAGGATCCGATACCTAGTCCTCCTGAGGCATGGGCACAGTTGCGCTCAGCCATCGACGCTTCTGAGGCGGGAGTGACTTTCCAAAAGCCCCACGACCTTGTCGGCCAGACCATGAGATCGTTTCCCAACAGTGGTACTGCGTTGAGAACCAACTCAGATAGAGATCTATTTCTGTCTGCTTACGACAGAATCGTTCAGAACGCTGAAAAAGAAAGGTACTTAGGTGGATCGAACACCTGAGGTTGACCTCGTTCTCTCCAAACTGGACAAAGTACGACATGCCGGTAACGGCTGGGAAGCATGCTGTCCAGCCCATGCCGATGATAAGCCTTCTCTTACTGTCGGAATCGGGCGAGAGGGGCAGGTTCTTTTGCACTGCCATAGCGGTGCCGCATGCTCTTTCAGCGAAATCTGTGACGCTATAGACCTTAAGCCAAATGACTTGTGGCCAGAGTCGGATAAGCCAAAACAGAAACTACGGAAAGAGGCCACCTACGTCTATGAAGATGCTGATGGAAATCCCGTAATGCGGGTGATCCGCTTCAAAGATGAGTTGGGTGCCAAAACTTTTCGACAGCAGAGGTATGCAAATGGTGAGTGGGAGTGGGGCACTCAAGATATAGAAAAACCCCTCTATCGATTGCCGCAGGTTTTAGAGCGAATCTCCAATGATGAAATCGTCTACGTCGTGGAGGGCGAGAAGGACGTTCACACGTTGGAATCGTTGAATCGGGTGGCAACTTGTAACCCCGGTGGAGCAGGAGCCGAAGGACAAGATAAGTGGTTACCTCAACACACTCAAGCCTTGGCCGGTGGAAAAATCGTTATCATCGCTGATGATGATAAACCCGGCTATGCCCATGCAGCCCATGTGGCAGCAGAACTTAGAAAGGTTGGAGCGAGGGTAAAGGTCTTCAAACCAGCACGGGGCAAAGACATTTCAGATCACATAGGCACTGGGCTGTCGCTGAGCGATTTAGAGATTGTTGTTAGTGAGATCAGAGACGAATTCACCGACCTCGTTGATGCCCTTGCCAATCTTGACCACAGTCAACCATTAGGCGTCAGAATCAACAAAGCCAAACGTCTTTTGGATGGGTTCGACACTGAAGACGGATTGGACGAAAAGGGACGGCTGGTGGATTGGGCCACGCTGATCAAGGAGGAATCGGAAGACTCCTACGACTGGTTGATTCCCAATCTTCTGGAACGTCAAGAACGAGTGATCGTTGTCGCGGCAGAGGGAGTCGGCAAAAGTTATTTAGCCCGGCAGGTGGCGCTCATGTGTGCTGCCGGAATACATCCATTCAAACGAGACAAGATGCCACCGATTCGGACCTTGTTTGTTGATTTGGAAAACCCTGAACGGATCATTAGAAGAACGGCTCGGAAGATATACGAAAGAATCGAAACCGTCGGAAAAGCCAAGGAGATGCAAGCCCATCTCGTTGTCAAGCCTGATGGGCTGAATCTTCTAAAGCCCGAAGATAAAAATACCTTGATCAAATGGATTGAAGAGACTCAACCGGAACTGCTTGTTCTTGGACCGCTCTATAAGGCATTTCTGGATCCGGGCGGAAGAACTTCCGAATCGGTAACTACTGAAATAGCAAGATTTTTAGATTACATTCGCAGTGAATATGGTTGTGCCCTTTGGCTAGAACATCACGCCCCATTGGGATCTGGCACCAGCAGGGAAATGCGTCCGTTTGGTTCTGCTGTGTGGAGCCGTTGGTCAGAGTTCGGGATTGCCATCGTTCCAGACCCGACAGACCCTAGTGTCTTGGAAGTGAAGCATTATCGTGGAATGCGCGACGAGCGAGAGTGGCCTATCCGCATGCGTCGTGGTGGTGACGATGAGTGGCCATTCATTGTTTTGGAATTTTATAATCCAATGGAAAAGCGGTAATGAACACCGACGAAGAGTGGGTTCGGCAGGCCAAATGTAAAGATGAAGACATCCATTTGTTTTTCATCTTGCGTGGTGATCCGCAACAGCGATCAAAAAGAGAGACGGCCTACGGCATTTGTAGAGGCTGTCCGGTCCAGAGGGAGTGCTTGGACTACGCGATGATAAATCATGAAGTCGGCATTTGGGGTGGAACGAGTGACAACGACAGGCGTCTGATGAAACGTAACCACGCCTATACGGCGGTAACAGAACCTAGGAAACGGATTCTTTGGTATAGCCCGCATGGATAGATCGCAGGCGACGGTTGCGCTCCCACATGAGAATGTCACCGCATTCACACTTCAAGCGAAACGCCCAGAGACCTGTTTCGATGCCTTGGTTGACGGAATCGTCTAGATCTTTATAGCACGACGGACAGAGATACATGGTGTCACCTCCCGTTACAATACCATAACACTACTACTGGTAGTAGTGGTGAAAACTTTTAAGGGAACAGCAATTCTCCTAAAGAGGGGATTAATTGGTGATGGTAGATGTTCCACTGGCTTTTGTGTGATTTGAATTTGTTATAGTTGGTTGAGCGCGAATCGACTTCGCCCTTCTTGATCCCAACCGCTTTTTTGTAGAACTGCTCCTTGGGTAGCCATCCGCAAAAATAGCCGACCATCCCCGGCACTTTCGTTTTGCCGATCATCTCGTTTTCATGGTAGAGGATCCGCATGAATGCAAAGGCGTCTACATTTTGAGGTAGACCGCTGTCGTCCTCACGACCCATAGCGACGCTACCTTCCCAATCGTGTTTAGGCAGACCCTTGGACCATTTAGATTTAACGTCGATTGCAATTCCTTGGACATCTAAATCGAAGTGAGCATTCGGCTCGTGCTTGATTTTTAGCGGACCACCACCGTAGCCGTGTTCGCCGTATACGGAATCTTGGAGCATCTGCTTGAAAGCCAGTTCTCCTAAACAGCCAAGCAGGTCACCCCCGCCCTCCAGAATGGAACCTCTGCGTCCCTTGCCGTCGCCCATGGCGTCGGCCAGACGTTGAGCCTCCTGCTTCATCCGAGCATCCAAAAGGATGTTCGCCGCAGGTGCCCACAGTGCCATTAGAAGTCGTTGATCGATTTCACGATAATCGGAGTTCCTTCACCCACCCACGCACTAAACGTGTTGAAGCATAGGAAATCATATGCTTCCTCAAAGTCCCAGCCCTCAGTCCAGACGAGATGTTCAACCATCTTTTCTTCGTCATAGACGAGGACCGGGTCTTTTGAGTATTGACAGCCAATACCGATAATGGCTTCGTCAAAGGTCGGATCCACAAAACGCAACGCTTTGGGATTCAACTCTTGGAGGTGGTCCAACATCCAATCAAGTTGTGTTTTGAGATCCTTTGTTTCCGGCATTAGACCAAATCAAGAATCAGGTCTGCCGCCCTTGTCTTCATGTTGTACGACTTGTTGCCGATTTGCATGGACGCTTTGGCGTTCCGGTCGGCATCATCAAACCAATGATGGTCGTAGTATTCGCCTACTGCGTTGAACAGGCTCCAACCGTTGTAGCCAAACCCAGCCGCGTTCTTGCTACTGCTGTACAGGCTACGAACCGTCATCAACGTGCGGTCACGGTTCTCAATCTTGCGGTCAGTATCTGCGTCCCTGTCGGGCCACAGATTATTCAACACCTTGTCAATCTTGTGGCTACCGGCAGGAATCGGCACTGCGAGCAGACGCTCTGCGGTCTCCTTGAACGACTTCGCCCAATTGGATGAAATCTGGAGAACCTGATTCGCCTCTTCCAATGCCTTGTCATAGTTGGCTGTGTGTCGCGCAGTCACGATGGACTTTGCCACGCTTTGACCGAACCTGACCGTGTTCTTGCACACTGCCCGGATATCGGTGTTCGCATATGTGATCGGCGTGGTCCCGTCGTGGCTCGTACCCTGCGGGTCGATGATCAAAGTACCAAGATCGATGGTCGCAAAGAATTCCCGACCATCCTTAAGTACACCGCAGGTGTCCATGACCGCATCACCTTTCGATGCGCCACAGACGTTCAATGCCTTTTCCAGCACAGTTTCGTTCTGAACGATCCGGTACCGATCCTTAACGACTTCAAACGGAGTTACGCTGTCGTCGTCGTTCAGGCGGGCTGTAATGTACCGGTCTTCCATTTCCAACGTCTGACCGTTCGGAGTCACATAATGCACGGGCAGTGATATGACCTCGTAATCAGCCTTCGCCAACGGCAGAA